TGGTTTCCGTAGCCCACGGAAGGGGGGGGAGGCGCACCCAAGTGAACCTCTGTGTGCTAGAGGAAGAAGCACTGGCTTCAATTACCGTAGATAATGCGGAGAGTGGCACGAGGCCGAGTTTGTGATTGGAATGGAAAAGTGAGGAAACAGGTCATCCTAAGATGCCTGCAGCAAAGGAGAAGATAGCCGAAGTTTTCCATAAATTTGTATGGTTGCCGTCGGCTGTTTTGTAGGAGAGCTGGGAGCAGCAGAATATGCTAGAAGCTTTGGGGTGTCAGTGTAGAGGACTGAATCCTTGAGCATGGGGTTAATGGAATTCATTGGAAGAGGGAGTATGATGGGCTTGGTGGTGGTGATAGCGCCTCCGAAAGTGAAAGAAGAACCACCGTAAACATTCAGTATTTCGGTGGGCTTTGCAGTGGAGTTATCAGAAACCCATACTATGTTTATGGTGAGTGGATTGGAGATAGCCAAAGCGGTGGGAGTTATAACCGCGTGGCATTCGACAAGCTGAGCATGACGATAGAGGGAGGCCAGTTTGGTTATGGGTGTGGAAGAAGCTAAACTGACTTGGGCGGCGGTTTCGGCTGCGCCGAAAGTAGTTGCCTGGAACTGAAAAGGAAGTTCGATTGCAGACGAAAGCTGTGTGTCTGGCTTGGGCAGAGTAAAACCAGGAGAAGGAATAGAAGGTTGTTTGGCACGTGAGGCAGTTTGGTCTTCCATGGATCAATTGAGAGAGAGAAGCAATTCAGACTCTAGTTGGGACACCTTGGGATCTTGATGGAAAGAGGAAAGTTGGGACTTGGCTGCGAGGAAGTCTCGAGCTTTTTGGGGCAATTGACTGAAGAATTGAGAACTGGCCCATTTGACTTTGCGCAGCAGCAGCAATAGCTTTGATTCGGGGATGGGATCCAGGGACAGAATCATTTTCTGAGAGGGGGAGCAGCGTCTGCAAAAGCAGTCATGCACAGCAGTTTGGTAAATTAGGAGATCTGGGTGTAGATGCTGCAGAAGCACGTCTCCAAGAGAGTGGCCGATGGAAAATTCGGACAAGTATGAAAGAACTTTGTCTTGGAAGGTTCCATCATCTATGCAGATCATGAGTTTGGCGAACAGAGCTTTTGGGTCACGGCATGCCCCTACAGGGGTTACATAGTAACCACAAAAGAGAGGATGACGAACTTTTTCAGTTTTGAAGCGGAGATGAAGGAGGGGCCCTATCTTGCTCCAATTTGGATTGATTGGAGGAACTCCATCAATGACAGAATCGTCTCCAGAAATCATGATGGCCTCGGATTTGATAGCGTACTGGGAGTATATGACAGCTAGATTGTAATCTGAGTTGTCATCATAAGTCCCAGGCTCGCCGGTGAGACGCATGCATGTAAGAGGCCCAAATTGGGTTTCGATGGAGCATTTGAGGTGAGAGTGGAGAGATATGAGATGGGGAGGAATGGAGAGACGGTTCATTTTGAGGCACTCAAAGACGACTGCTTCTCCATGCTGAGATTGATCAAAAGCAGTGTAATCGTTAGTGGTGGCAACAGGACTCCGGAGGTGTTGGGAGCACCACTGGGAAAGCTGAGTGGGAGTATGACCACAATGGTAATAGATTTGGGGTGGTCTTTCTCTCTGGTCATAAATGCGTTGATATTTTTTAACTGGTCCGAGAACCAGAATAATGTAATCATGCATTAGAGCCAGTGTTTGGCAGGCCTTCCAGTTTGAGAAGATGGATGAGTCGTTAACCTTGTGTTGTGCTTTGGCAAAAATCCTGACAGAAGTGTATCGCCAGTCGGGATCTGAGCGTTGAGCGTTAGCAACCAAGGTAGAACGTGTTTTGGAAGAAAGTTGAGCATACTCATTGAGGTTGATGCATTCAGCGAACAACTCAGGGTTGAAGGGAAGCACTTGAGACGTGGGACGTGAGTATGCTGAACACCAGGAGGAGTACAAGTGTTGGCCTAATATGACGTCAGTTGGGCCAATGGAATACGGTTTAGAGCTAGCTCGAAAACGCAATCTTTTCTTATATGGAAGCAGGAAGAAGTGTTGGATCACGAGCAGGAGAATGGATTGGAGCCAACAAAGAGGAGGGTTGGCAGGAAAGCTCAAAAGGACGGTCAAAAAAAGGAAATTGATTGCTCTTTTGATCGGAGTAAATAATTTCCTTGATTTCCGGATCGTGAGCTGGAAGGAAGGATTGCTCTTTTGATCGGAGTAAATAATTTCCTTGATTTCCGGATCATGAGCTGGGAGGAAAAAAGCAGCCAGAGTTTCAAAGGGGAAGCCAAAAAGTCCGAGGGATAAAGGATTTGTCGGTTGAGGTGCAGATTCGGAAAAAGTGGCAGGTTGAGGGAACCCTGGAGGGAGATCAAAATGGAGGGGTAGCCGAGTGGGTGGAAGGTAATGGGTGTCAAGACGCTCGTCTATTTTGTTGCCGGCGACTATGGGATTGGAGATCAAAAAATCTTTCTTGTAGTCAACCGGAATGTGGGGAGGTAGATGGATGGGTCTTGAGAGTCTTGGCAAGATGGAGAAATTGATGGAAGGATTGATGAGACCTGCAACGAACCGAATGGAACGAGACTTGATGGGCTCATGAAGTTTGGGGAGATAAGGCATGACATATGGAAAGAGTTGATGGAGATCGACATCTTTGCCAGCAAGAAATTGGGAGAAGAGATAATTGGTCCCAAAGTCATTGGAGGCAAGATGTAGATTGCCAACGAAGTATACACCAACTTTGCTTCGAGTCAATGCAACCAGGCAATTGTTTGGTGAAAGTCGGTTGGTGTGTCGATCAAGTAGGATGGTGTGAGCTTCTTGAAATGTCGTGCCTTGACTACTGCTAATGGTAATGGCATGATGACCCATTTCCTGCAGAGTGAGTGCAGTATTTATGGCATTTGTGAGGTTTTTGCCATTGGGAGGATGGGTGGTGAGGGTCCTGACAAAACCAGGCTCTTTGGAGAAACTGGATACACCAAACATCCGTGCGAATGAAGTGGGTATCCGGTAGGACCAAAAGCAGTAGCAATCAATGTAAGATTTGAAGCGGTGAATTTCTGAAGGTAAGAAGTGGTTGGAGCTGTGTGGAGAAGTGGAGTGATACTCGCCTTGCAGAGGGTCACCAAGTATGATGACAAGGCGTAGGGAAGGGTCGGCGATCATACTTAAATCTAGGTAACCCCTGGGGAGCTTGTAGATTTCATCAATCACCAACACTGAAGAAGTTTTGAGAAGAGAAGATTCCCAGGTGGAAAAGCGCCACAAGTTCTCGGCTGTCGGTTGCATATCTCTTTTCCATTCAGAACGGAGTTCATTCGTGGGGCAGCTGACACGAAAGTCGTGAAAGTGCTTGGTTTTGAGCAAATGCTGAACTGGAAGAGTTTTGCCGCAACCAGCAAAACCGGCTATGTGAATAACTGGGATTGTTCTTGGAGCGGCCACGTCGACAAGGCTGTCTAGAGTGATCATGCGTTGTCGGGGGCTTGGCCCTGAGTTGGAGTGGGCTATTGTGGAGAGAATGCCGTCAAATCCATTTTTCATGTTGGAGATTAGATTTTTGGCATGATGGAGAGAAGAAGTATGGCTGTGGGCCTGTGTGAATGGGAGAAAGGCGTCAATTTGTACTTGAAACGTAGCGCTTGACGCACCAGTGGCTCCTGGGTGGGGTTGGAGTGAGGAGCTGAGGCAGTAATGCGTGGAGTGGTCGAGAAATGGGGTGGGGGCCCGACTTCGTAGTAAATGTCGATATTTTCTGGAAGAAGTCATTATGCCGTAGTGGAAAACACCCTGCGGGGTGTGTAGGGCACACTGACAATGGAAGAAATAACACAAAGTGGTGAGAATGTCAGTTGAAAGCCCCAGGTTTTCGACTTTCAGAATTTTGAAGAAGAGAATCCGGGGATTTTTCGATTGAAGAGTTTCCCACAGAGTTGAAATTGGAATGGAAGTCCAGGTGAGAGAAGGAAGAAAGTAAGCAGTCAAGTTTTTGGCTAAAGGTAAATTGGAGCTTGGAACATGTCGACTGCGGGTGAGGAATTCAGCAGAAAGGGGAAAGTATTCTGCTGGAAATAGTTTGGAGAATGGAGCAGCCAAACCAACAGCTGTCGGATCATCAGCCAATGATGATTTTGCTACGGCAGGAGTTGGAGTGGAGTTGAGAGAAGTTGAGGGAGTGGAAGCGACGTCGAATGTCAGAGCTCCTGAAGGAAGTACAGTCGACTGAAGTGGTTGTTGGGTGTGGATTGGGTGATTGTTGTCCAGTGGTGGGGATGAGGTAGTGTTTTGTGGAGTGGGTTCAGGGGCTGGAGTAGGGAGAATCACATTCGGTCCATCCATAGGGACAGTCCAAATGGAATGTTTTGAGGCGTTCGAGGGCTCTCTGTCTTGTGGAGTTGTGCTCGAACTCGATGGTTGACAGGGGACATGAGTCGCCGGAGAGGCAGCATTCGATCTCTGGGTTGTAACCGGTGGGGTAGCATGGAAAACGGGGCGGGCTGGAGGCAGAGAGGAAGCTGCTGGGGGAGGAGCTTGAAGTTGATAAGGGAGAAAGGGTTGAGTGGAAGTCACTTGGAAACTTTGAAGATTCCATTGAAGTAAGAACTTTGATGGAATCTTCAAAGCTTTGTAACGGCCGCCAGTGTGCTGGAATTCGGCTTGGTGAGAATTCAGTTGAAAGCTTTGTAGATTCCATTGGAGTAGAAACTTTGATGGATGAAGGTGAAGATGGTAATTGTCGTGCAGGGTTTGAGGAGTCTGGGCCTGCAGGATGTGAGTTATCAGTGGGGGAGAGGCCAGTATCAGACTTAGCAGAGGGAGAACTATTCGGGGGCGGGGAATGAGTTCCATGATTGTTGCCGTTCGAAACTCGAATTGAGGCAGGATTGGAGGAAGGGGTAGAAGGTTCGCACGATGCAGAGTTCGATGAAACCTCTGCAGCAAGTGACAGGTCTGATGCTTTGGGAACAATTGGATTTTGGGCATCAGTGGAAATGGGAGTTGTATTTCGTTTGGGAGGTAAGAGGTGAGCAAAAGTGGGGATGCAAACCTCTTGCGAAATACAGAAAGTAGCTTTGGGATTGGGAGAGGGAATTTGAAATTGAATAAGGGGAGGAGTAGTGGAGATGTGGAAAGGAATGGGGTGAGAGCCAAAAGATATGCTCGCCAGTGTTGACCGAAATGAAGTTTGAGTCGGTCGATTGGGCTGGAGAAAAAGTGGTAGCATACCTGAGGGCGGTGGGGGGAGTTGAGGAGCGCGAAGGTTTGTAGATTGTCCCAAGCGCTTGGCGTCACCCAAGAGTATTCTGGCTTGTTGCTTTGGGTGCGAACAAAACCGGCTGGGTCTGATGTCCTTAGGGTGCGAACAGCCCTTGTGTAAGTGAAGAGGGCGTTGTAGACCGCACTGGGCACCAGACGGTGTCTCAAGGGTTGTCGGAGAAAGGTGGCTTGAGGAAGTTCCAAGCAATCTGGAATTTGGAAGGATACCAGACTCTCGGTTGTTTGTGATTGGTTGAATAAAGCTGCAGTGTTTTGCAGCAGATGATCCTGTGGAGTTTGAGGAGCGCGTCCGGGGGGTGGGAGAGCTCTTCTTGGGATTGAGGCCAGAGGGGGGAGACCTCTTTGGATTAGAAGGGAGTGGACAGGGCCCCAGGATTCCAGCTTGGTGACTGAGAGTAGGATCTCTGGATGAGATATGGAGTTCACTTTTAGCCAAGACAGGGCTTGAAGGGGCTGATTGTATGAGCCGGCGTGATGAGATTCCGGCACATAGTGGAGTGTTTGACCCGATATCTTGTAGGTGTAGATCTCGGGGTAGAGAGACAGATCGGTGAAGTGGGACTCTGCTGGGCAGATGAGACTGCAATACAGAGTTTCCAGATTTGGACTGTTGAGAAACAAGTCGACGATCTGGGATGGTTGAAAATACATCAAAGCGTCGTGCATGAAGACGCAATCGTTGGTTGGAAGAGTGGTGGAGGTGGTGGGGTAGCGAACGGTGTCGGCGGGGGTGAGACGGTAGTTGATGAGCTCTTGGAAGTTTGGGTTGATGGCTGGAAGTTTTCGGAACTTTGAGGGTTTCATGAACATGACGGAGGAGGGAGTGGAGGCGAGGTGGCTCCAGTGGTTGAAGAGAAGGAAGGTTTCGATGGTTTTGTGGACAGCGTGGGGGTGGGGGGTGGTTCCGAATCCGGAGACTGGGATGCCGGAGGAGATGAGGAAGGGAAGGTGTTCCTTTGGGATGATCCAGGGGTAGTGCTGGAGAGAGTCTTGGAGAGGTTGGACGGCGGAATTCAGAACTGGATTCAGAGAGGCATCTCTGTGAGTGGTGGAGGATAGGGCGTCGAGGGCTAGTTGGAAAGCCATTGGACATTAATTAGGAGTGGCGACAGTTAGTGAAGGATCGGTTGGAGAAAAGCTTCTGGCCGGAGACGGGGAGAAGCGGAGGTGCGGAAAGGAAAAGAAAACGTTCAAGGCTCAAAAGAGGGTTTTGAGACTGGGAATAAATTAC